GGAAACGCAAAAGTGATCTCGATTGGCTGCGCGCCATTCATCGATTGCACGAAGTCAGATATGGAGGCCGCCTCGCCGACACTCGTGAAAGTATTGCCGTCGAGGTCGGCGTCACCGGTGCCGCTCGGCGTGAACGAACCAGGGCCGGTCCAGCCATAGACAGGCGTCGTCGCAAAATCGAGAAACCCGACAAAGACCGGACGGACGCTGCTCGATTGTAGAATGGATTGAAGGGTCACGGGTTAAAGCGCTCCACCGCGGCAATAGACAGATCACCGTTAAGCATCAGATCGATATCAATGCGCGCCGCTGGCTCACGAAAACCGAATTGCGTGATTGGGCTGGTGATTTGCAGCGCTGCGTTGTTGGCCGGCGCAATTCTGATCGGCGGCCAGAAGGCAACGGTCGCGCTGCCGGAGACGGTCGTCGTGATATCGGCGGTAACCATCTTTAGCTCAGAATAGCCGCCCGCTGAAAAGCTGAAAAAATCACCGGCGCGAAACAACAAGGTGCTCGGCGTCGCGCCATCAACGTTTATCGTCGCGCCAATCTGGCTACCTCCATTTACCAGCGGCGTCGCGCCGGCATAGGAACTGGAAGGGCCGGTATAACCAGGAGGGCCGGCCTGGAAGACATTGGCGAGCGAGGAAAGCTGGACGATGGCGCCATACCAGGCCGACAAATTGGCGCGCGCGGTCTTCGGCAGGGCGAAGGAAAAAGACCAGAGCGCCTTTGCATAGGCGGTTACCTGGACGCCGCCGTCGAAATATTCAAGCAGAGAGTCGGCGCCATCAAGCCCAAAAGAGGCGTTGCGAAACCCGGTCGTGGTCGGCAGCGTGATAATCGCCATGGGTTAAATCTTTCTCGGTCGGCGCAGCGCCTGGATAGTCCCGTCGATAGCCGCCTGCTTGGTGAGGCGTCCCATTAACAGCACTTCCTCGCGGGTGGCGGCGTTGCCGGCAAAATTCGGCGCAATTGTCTGATTGACCACGACACCGCCGCCGCCGAGCAGGCGTTCGGTCGCCGCCGCATTGTTAACGCTGACCGGCCCCTGCGGGACGATTAATTCAGGGCCGCGCTCGCCGGCAATGAATGGATTCGAGGCGCGTCCGCCGCCGGCAAAGCCTGGCGGCAACGGAATGCCCAGCGCTGGCGCAATCTTCGAAAAAAGGAAATTGGAAAAAACGCGGGCGGCAAGCTGTTTGGCGAGCGCGCCAAGTGTTTTCAAGAGTCCCTGGCCCTGGAAGATGGCGCTTGCAAAGGCGTCGGAAATACCGCGCGCCGCCTGCGCGCTGACGGCTTGCCACTGGCGGGTTTTCGGCGCCAGGCGATCAAGTTGTTCCTGGTATTGTTTTGCGCCTAGCGCCGCCGATTTGAGCGCTGGCGCATCCGGGACTTTCCCGGAAAAAACAAATCCGCCGCCGGCGGTGGACCCACCGCCGCCGCCTGACGGTGGTGACGGCGGTGGTGCAGCCGGGCCTAATGCCGCCGACAGATTATTACTGATCGCCGAATTAACGCGGTCAAGGTTCTCTTTCAGCTTCGCGATCTCTTCATCGAAATCGTTGATGTTGCGAAGCGCCGCCTTGCGGATTCCCGGAATCCTTGAATTGAGGCTGCCGACATTTTTCTCTCGAGAGGCAGTGAATGAATCGATCTCTTTACGAATTCTTGCGCCTTGCGCCTGCAATTGCTCTATTGAGGCGTCAGCGGGCGGCGCGATATTGTTCAGTGCGCGGAAATTTGCGCCCAAACGGTCAGTTAATGTGCCGATAGAGGCCGCCACCTTGACCGCGGTGATCGCGATGTCATTGAGGATAGATCGGAATGCGACAAAGCCATCAATGTTTTTTAAGACCGTCCTGTTCAGTTTCACCTTCAGGACTGTGTCGAGATTGGTAAGCTTGTCTTGCGCTTCTTCAGCCTGGCGCGCGAGATCGTTTTCGAGGATGCCACCCATTGATTGCAGGCGGTCAGCGAGCGGCTGCAGATTACCGGCAGCGGCGCCAAAGGCGGCGCCGGCCTGGCGACCGAACGCCGCCGAGGCAAGCGCGTTGCGGTCGAGCGCGTCATTGGTGTTGGCGAGCCGATCCAGCATGATCGTCAACGCTTCATTGATGCCGCTTGATCCGGTCAATTGCTTCAGGAAAGCCGGGTCATTCTTGTTGAGGATCGTAAATAGCGTGCCGGTTTTCAGGCGCGCCTCGCCGACGGTTTTTGAAAACCGTAAAAGAGCGGCGTCGACCTTGTCTATGGAAATGCCGGATCGATCACCGGCAAAGCGCAAGCCCTGCAGCGCCTCGACGCCAACGCCGATTCTGTCGGCCTGCTTCGCGAGATTGTCGCCGAACTCAATCGCGGATTTCGACATGTTCTCGAAGCCGCGGACAAGTAGCGCCCCTCCCGCAACGCCGACAAACGCGCCAATAGACCTGCCAAGGCTCTTGAACCCCTTGTCTATGCGCGCGAGCGAAGAATTCATGCGGCGCTGCGAGGATTCCATCACCCGCGTCGCCTTTTGCATGTTGACCTCAAACGATGCAATTTTTGCGGTCAGGTCGACACCGATGGAGGCGACAGTGTTAGGCATCTAGCGCCCCCTTCTTTTATTGGCGCCGAATTTCTTGATGAGGCCGGTGGCCTGCTTATTAATCTGGTCGCCGAGCGCCGTGATGATGGTCCGCACCGCGCTTTCTCTCGTCTTCACCGCCGCCGGCACAATAAACGGATGCGGAGGCGCAGGATGCGGACCCCCATGCCCGAATTCGACGAGATGCGCGTGCGATCCAGCCGGCTTTTTGAAGCCGACAAAGACAAGCCGGTCGCTGGTCCGGAACCGTTTTTTGACTGTCCTGACCACCACTGATTTTTTTAGATTACCGGTTTCACCGACCGGGGCCTCGGTTTTTACCTGCTTGGCGACCACTCGGGCGCCAGCCCTGACGGAATTCAGCACCGCGCGCTCGCCGATCTTGCGCGGCAACGCCTTGAAGACACGATTTAATTCATCGACGCCTTCCAGCCTCATTATTTTTTTCTGGACCACAAACGCGCCTCTCAAGTTCGATCACGTCAGACACAGTCATGACATCGCCCTGTTCGGCGCCATTGGCCATCGCCAGGCCGCGCGCCGCCGCATTGAATTCATTGATCGTCGCCGCCCAGAACTCACCTGGCGACCATCCAAGCGCGCCAAGACCGACCGCCATCATCCATTCCCAGTTTTTGCGGTCTTGCGCGCCGCCGCCCTGCGTTGCGGTCGATTGGCGGTTTTTTTTTGATTTTCCTCTTCAGCGCCGCCGCCAAGCGCATCGGCAAAGGCTGCATAGACCTCGCCGAGGTCGAACGCCTCGCCGAAGTCGTTAAGGGACAGATCCTCAAGATATTGCTGCGGAATGGGACTATCGGCGGCGTCCGACATTATTTTCAGCATGACAATGGCGTCGCCGAGGCGGCCTCTTTTGAGCACCTCGCTGATGTCGGCGATGCCGCAATCCAGCGCGGACTCAATCTTCGCTATAGCGCCGAGCGTCGCCCGCAACAGATATTTTTTGCCGGCGATGGTAACCACCGCCTCATTGCGATGCGGGTTCGCGAGCATGGTCTAGCCTCTCTAAAATCAGGTGAAGGTCACGGCGCCAGAAGATTCGAAGGACGCCGAATATTGCGCTTCACCGTTATACTCACCTGTATATTCAAACGACGTGCAAACGAACGTGCCCTCATACGTGCCGACCGCACCGAAAACAAACTGAAACTTCTTCTGTATGTTGCCGCGCGCGTAAGTCTCAAGATCGGTGGCGGCGGTATCGTCGATTGCAACGCCGGCTCCGGAGATCGAGATCGAATTAACGCCGGCCCCATCTAGCAATGTTCGAACGCCAGCATCATCCGCGCTGGTGATGTCGACTGTCTCATTGTTGATCGACAGGCGCGGCGACCGCATACCGCCAAGAAGATTGAAGGTGTTGGCCGTTGTTGCGTCCTCCACCTTGACCAGGACATCCCTGCCCTTGAATGCAACCATGACGTTAAATCCTTTCGTTAAACCTGCGTGACGACGCGCATCTCGAAAATGCCATGCCGCAATTCGGGGTCGGCGTCACGCAATAATCGGCGCGTGTCGCGGCGAAGATTGACCAGGCTAGAGCCGGCCAGCGCCAAAGACTGATCGTGCAGCACCGCGTCGAGCCTGTCCATGATCTGATTGATGACCAGGAACCCGCGGGCCCGCGTCCAGATATGGATTGACACGAAGTGCTCGAGGCCGTCGAGATTTGAGCCCGAATAATCGGTGGCGATGGCCTCGCCGATGACCACGTAAGGCGATGACGGCGAAACGCTTGGCTCCACATAATCGTGAACGCCGCCGGTGGCGAGCGCAAGGAGGGCGGTGTCACCGGCAAGCGCCGTGAAAATGGCCGCCTGCAAGTCGTTTGCCTGGCCCATTAAGCGCTCCCAGCCCTGGTCTCAGCCTCAATCGTCAGGAATTCGCGCTGGCCGGCGACACCGGCGCCAGGCAGGCCCGGACGAATTGAAACAATATTGAACTGTGATCCCTTCCAGGTCGCGAAATCACGCGGATTGAAGGTCGACGTCAAAGAATCCTTTCGGACCACGATCAGCACCGATTGCGTGTGCTGCGACTGGTCATTGACCACCGCCTCGCTGCCCCTGATCGACTGCACGCGCGCCCAACGCGTGCCGAGCGCCGTGTCGGCGGTGGTGAACCCGCCCTGGCCGTCGGATGAGTTCGATGGCCGACTAAACGCCACACGCTCAGTGAGGTCGCCGGCCTCCATCAGAACAACACCCGCCGATAGGGCGTCAGCAACTGCATCACCATCGGGTTTTCATTGATGGCCGACGCCGCGTCCGCCGAGCGGCGCTCATAAAGGGACGAAATCAGCAACAAGCCAGCCATCCGGATGGCCATCGGGACATCTGAGGCGGCGGCGCCATAGCCAGCGATGAACAGAACCCGGACGCCTTCATCATCATAGGTGACATCAGTCGGCCAATTCTTGCCGTTTCTGAGGTTGATCCAGCCGCCGCTATCGCCGTTGACCACGACCTGATAGACAGAGGCCGCCACAGTCTGCAGCACATTGCTCTGATCCATATAGGTAAGCGATGAGATCGACTGCAGCGGCGGCAGCGGCACGAATATACGCTGGCCGCCGAAATTTCTCAGCCGCAATTCCCATGTCTGCGAAACCAGCGCCCGCCCGAGAATGCCGGAATAGCCGTCGAGCAAGGCTTCGGCGGCGATCATGATCGAGGCGATAAAGGCGTCATCATCAGCGGTTTCCGCGCGCAGATGGGCGCGAACCTCTTCCATTGACCAGAGCGATGCAGCAGGGGCTACCGTCCTTGTGAGATTCATCCGTTTTTCGCCTGTTTATTTTCCGGCGCGGCCTTGAACGCCTTGCGGGCCGGCGGTGATTTGCCGGCGGCGGGCCGCGTCGCCGTTACCGGCGTCGCCAGCTTGTGCAGGACGACGTGATCATAAACCTCCGCGTCGGCGGGATCGATAATAGCGCCAGCCTCGAACGACACCGCCCGCACGCCGCCGCGGTAAAATGTTAATGCTTTTGTCAGTTTGACGGGACTTCGCATGGGCTGCTCCTCCTTGATGCAAAAAAAGGGGCGGCATTGACGCCGCCCCAGTTCGATATAGCTGTTTTAACGGCGGCGCTAGCTGATGGTCTGCGGCGCAGAGCCAGCGCCGCGATGAACCACCGCAGAGGCAAGCAAGGTCGGCGAGGTGCCGGAGACAGCCGAACAGATCGCCCGAATATACCGCTTCTGGCCGATATAGCCGCGCGCATAAACGCCAGCATTGGTCGCATTGACGACGAATGCATTAGCGCCGTTTTCAAGGTCGGCGTCAGCGACATCGGTAAAAGTCGAATTGTCGTCTGATTCCTGCACCTTGAAGGTGTGCGTCGGCGAGGTGCCGCCTTGCGCGCCAAAGTCGAAAACCACTGCGGCGGCGTTGAACCCACGAAGATCGACGCCGAGTCCGTTAGCGGCGGCGGTGAGTGATTGCGCCCTGATCGACTGGGCGGGCGCCAATGAGGAAACCAGGTCTCTATCCATTATTTCATCCTTTCATTTCCGTCCGGGATTACCCGAACTTGATCAGTTGCAACGCCTCGAACTGCGTGACGCCGCCGCCGACGCGCCGCCGGCTCTTGTATTTCACGAAGCCCGTGGTCGAGGTGTAAGGATCGATCAGCGTCGAGATCCCGAGACGGTCGAGGATCGTGTAACCGGCGTTGAAATCGCCAAAAGCGACTGACAGGGAGTTCGCGCCGATGGCCGGCATATCCTCAGCCATGCGGATCGGATAGCCGAGCAGCACAAACGGCTGGTTAGCCTGGAACGATTTCTCAAGCAGGTAGGTGCCGTCGCCGTCCTTCAATTTCCGCGTCGCCGCCAGGGTCGTGCGATTCATCATCCATGCCGCGCGCGCCAGGAATTGCTGCTTGGTCTGGCCAATCACGGTCTGGAAGATATCGCCGGGATTGGTCGCCGCAAAACCGCCGGAAACGCCGGTGCCGGTCTGACGGATGACTTCATACGCCGCCACCGACGTGTTCGCCGGCGTGCCTGCCGTATAGGTGAGGATGCCGCGCGGCTGGCCAACGCCGGAGCCGGTGAAGAACGCGGTTTCTTCCTTGCGCATGAAGACATCGCGGACAACGGATGCCAACTCCGCCTCGGCGTCGAGGCCGGGATCTTCAAGCATTTTCAGCGAAATCTCCGGCCAGGCGTAGATTTCATGCGCCGGAATGTTCCACTTGCCGTAAGTCGGCGTCGCCGTCTCGGCGCGCGCCTGTGTTTCACCGGCCCAGGCGGCGGCGGCGTCACCGAGTTGGTATTTTCCTTCCAGCGCGTCCGTTCCAAGCTGGCGGACATTAGCGACCGCCCGCATTGCAGAACTTTCCTGAATATAGCGGACGATGCCGCCGGAGGTGTCAGGCGTCACGAAAAAACCGCCAGCCGGATCGGAGCCGACGGTCATCGCCTTGCGCTCGGCCTCTGTGTAATCGCTATAGCCGCGCAGCATCTTCTCGATGCCGGACTTGTAGCTGAGATAATCATCAGCGGTGACCGCCGGAATTTCCCGTGATTTGTGATAGACTTGGCCAATCCGGCCCATTTCGAGCAGCTTGCGCTCGAGATTGTCACCGCCGCCGGAAACGCCGGCGCCAGCCTTGTTAAACTTGGACTCCAGCGCCTCGCGCTCGTCCTGCTCTTTTTTCAGGTGCGTTTGAAGATCATCGAGTTTCTTCGACAGATCTTCATTGACGCGGTCCACCGCCTCCTGCGTGATAACATCGCTTTTGACCTTCTTGATCTCGGCGTCGACCTGATCCTGGCGCTCCTTGAAGTCGGCCCATGATTTTTTGATGCCTTCGAGAAGCTCCTTGGTTTCCGGCGACAGATCGTCGGCGGACCCA